GAATACGTAAGGAAAGCCCCTGAGGCCTTTGAGTTAGATTTAGATGAAGAGAAGTATAGGGATGAGTATGAGTTAAATGATGATCAGATGTATTGGAGACGGCTTAAGATTGCCGAGGGTGGTGCTTTAAAGTTTAAGCAAGAGTACCCCGCTAATCCTGAAGAAGCCTTTCTAGTATCTGGATCATCTGTATTTGACCCTGAAATAGTTAATAAATTGTTACCATCTACGCCTATATCCACCCGTGTATTTAATTTACAAGCGGGTGCATTTGATGAAGGGCGAGAAGGTAGTTTAGAGTTGTGGCAGTACCCCGATTGGGAATCCAATTATATTGTATCAGCTGATGTATCCTTAGGGGTAGGTCAGGACTATTCAACAGCTACAGTCATGACAACTGATCGTCAAGTCATAGCTATGTATAGGAACAATAGAGTTGACCCATCGTTATTCGGAGATGTGTTATTCTACCTAGGCAGGTATTTCAATAATGCCCTGCTAGCTGTAGAGTCTAACTCTATGGGTATTGCCACCCTAAACAGACTAAAACAGATGGAATATGTTAACCTATATTATCAGACTAAAGCTGCTAATATGGATAATACTGAGGGAGATCGACCGGGATTCAGAACCACTAGTGCCTCTAAACCTATGATTATAGGTTACTTGAAGAGAGCTATTGAAGATGAAGACATAGGTCTACCTAGTAAACATATGATATCAGAGCTTAAGTCTTATGTGTCTAACGAGAATGGATCTACGGGTGCATTACCGGGTTGCCACGATGATACTGTTATTGCAGTAGCTATAGGGCTAGAAGTGCTTAGAACCCATGCTGATAAATTAGCAGGTAACCGAGTATCTTGGAAGCAGAAGAACATAAATTATAGTAATGATTCCAACTGGCTATAGAGCCTGAGAGAAGAAGATGACTGACAAGATTACTAAAAAACCTAAGAAGCCAAGTAAAGAAGAGTTAATGGTCCCAGGGACTAAGTCGTATCCTAAGTACGTACCTATTGATCCTAAGGAACATGCTAAGAACCTCACCGATGGCCAAAAGAGGGCTATGGCCCACCCCGGAGGTGAGAACTTAGTTCTATTTAGAGATAGAGCCTCATCATTAGAAGCTAGAGAAAAGAGTCAAGCTACTAAAGCTAAGCGTAGAGCTGAGATTAAAGAGTTAGGTCTCTTTGTTAAGGCCCTCGATTCTATTGGTTATGAAGTATCTGGCCAAGCACCTAAGGGCTTAGATGTACTTAAGTTACTTATGGTTAAGGCTATGCAGTCGGGTGATGATGTGGAAGCTGGCCGATTAGCAGCACTAGTTGCTGAGTATGAAGCGCCTAAACTTACCCGTAGAGATGTGGTAACAACTACTGTTGAAGCCAAAGATCTAACAGATGATGAACTAATGGCTGCATTAGCAGAATTAGAAGTAATTAAAACTGTGGAGGGTAAGTAATGACTGGATGGATGCCTACTAAGAATGTGACTGGAGAACCTTCAGGCCACAACAAAGAAGCATACGGTAAAACTTACAAGGCTAAGATTGCTCGTAGTGCTAAAGATGAAAAAGCTGGTAAGTATAAAGTTGATAATTATCGGAACACTAAATAATTAATTACATAACTACTGATAGTTTGTATGGCCTAATCTCGGAGACAGAATATGGCAAAGAAGAAGTTTGAAAAGGTAGATGACGAAGCACTATTAGTGTTAGTTGAGAGTGGAGTAAATGGTTCTACAGGAACCTGGCTCAACTCATCTGATCTTACACGTGAAAGACGTATGGCAACCCATGAATATGCGGGTTTAGCAGTAGGTCACTTAGCACCTGAGGGTGTATCAGGAATTGTGTCTTCAGATACAACTGAGACAATAGAGGCTTACTTAGCTGTAATCTCTGAACTAATGTTAAACAATGAGAAGATCGCTAGGTTTACACCTTATGATCAAACACCTGCTGCACTTAAAGCTGCACAGGATGCCTCTGATATTGTAAACTATTGTGTATTTAAAAAGAACAATGGTTGGACATTATTAAATACGTGGATCAAAGCCTCTTTACTTTGGAAAAATGCAATTATCCGTTGGGATTATGTAGAAGATTTTAAATACGAATATGAAGAGTTTGATGAAATTAGCCAAGAATCCTTGGATGAGAAACTGGGTGAACCGGATATTGAGATTGCAGGTGACTTGCTTATCTCACCTCGTACTGACGGTGTGTACTATACTGATGTTCGTCTAAAGAAAAAGATAGATAAGAGTCGTGTTAAGATTGAAAACATTCCTCAAGAAGGTTTCCGTATTAGCCGGGACGCTACTAGTCTAGATGATGCAGCCTTTGTAGGTATTGAACTTGAATTAACACGTAGTGAAATTCGTTCTGAATGGCCTGATATCGCTAAGGATATTGATGACTGGGATGATCTAGGTGATGAACATTGGTCAAATGAGTATTCTGAAGAGATTGCTGCCCGTAAAGAAATTACTGGCCAGAGCTATAATGCCACTAGTTCTCGAGAAGATAACAGTGGATTAGAAGCTAGTCAAATTGTTACAGTTACTGAGTGTTGGATTAGGGTAGACCGAGATGGTGATGGTATTGCTGAACTTAAGCACATCATTGTTGCTGGAGACCATGTACTGTTTGAAGAAGATGTGGACTTTATTGCCTTAGCATCTATTTGTCCTTTCGAAGTACCCTATGAATTTTATGGTTTATCTGTAGCAGACATGACACGTAGCTCTACCTTAGCATCTACTGCGATACTACGTGGATTTGTAGAGAATACTTACTTAACAAACTACAGCCCTCGTTTGGCTGACCCCAATGTCGTAGACTTCTCTGCTTTGCAGAACATGAAGCCTAAAGATATTATTGCAACTAACGGCAACCCCCAAGGTGCTGTTACAATGTTGCAACCTGAAACAATCAGTACAGGTACAGTTCCTTTATTGCAGCATTTGCAAGTACACAAGGAACAGGCTACTGGTATGTCTAAGGCTGCACAGGGTTTAAATGATGAACTATATGTGTCAGGTAACTCTGAGACTAAGTTAGCAATGACCCAGACAGCTGCACAGAAGCGTATACAACATATCGCACGTATATTTGCTGAGACAGGCTTTAAGCGTTTAGCTGAAGGTGTCTACCATTGTATGCGTAAGAATATGAAGAAGGCGGTTACACCAAACTACACTGGCGTTTATGCTATGGTAGATATTGATAAACTACCTAGCCATATGGATATGACTGTAGATGTGGACTTAGGTGAGAATAGCAACGCTAATAAGCGTAGTAAGCTCACTATGATTGCAACACAATTACTTCCTCTGATTAAAGAGGGTGGTCAAGAAATGATCCTTCGACCTGATGTCACCGCAGTATTAGCTAACAATCTATTAGCAAGTATGGATGAGAATCCATTAGACTACTTAGAAGATTATAATTCTGAGGAATTTAAAGATAAAGCGAAAGGTGATTCTGAGAAGAAACAAAAGGAAGCTGAAGAAGCTAAGAAGTTAGCTACAGAGGCTGAGAAGACTCAAATGGATCTAGCTAAGGCTAATGTTAATTATACGAATGTACAAGCAAGTAATGCTATACAGGATAATACTAAACAACTAGCTGTAGCGATTGATAGGCATTTCCAAGAGTGGGAAAAGCTACGTCAAGATGCTTTGAAGAACGAGGTAGAACCTCCTCAAATGCCTAATATGGATTTAACCATTAAGAAGGCAGCTGAAGTTATTGGTGGGTTAGGTAAACCTCAGGATAGTGGCGGTGGTATCTTAGATGATGCTGTCCGTAAGATGGGTATTGAACCCGAACAAGCCATGCAGATGATGCAGAAAATGATGCAAGGCGAACCTCCGCAATAAAGGTGTTTTAAAATGCGTAAGGAATATGAAGAAGTAGCTAAAAGACGTTTAGCTAATACAGAAAATCACGGTAGTCATAAGATTCACCCTGATGTGTTGGCACGTAAGGCCCATGTGGAATCAGAGTTTACATCTAGAGTGTTAGATGAATTCTTTATGTCTTCCTATGGGGAAATACTGGTAGAGTACTTTACTCAGTGGCTTAAAACAGAGCCACATGAGACGAAGACTCGTGAGTTCTTATACTCTTGTGCTATGGCTTTGGGTTCCGTGAAGGAACAGCTGGTTAGGCAAGAAATGTATGGTAAGAATGTACCTGTTATGGATGAAATGAAGTTTAAAGAAGGGGCCGATGCCTCAGAAGGAGAAGATTAATGTCTATTATAGACCCTACCCAATCGGATGGCGCTATTGATACTGATGCAGCTTTTGAAAAAGTACTGCAATCTAGTGATTTCTTTAAAGAAGCAGCAGATGGTGTACCTGAACTTGATGATCAGGACACAGAAGAAACTAGCACCGATGAATCTGAAGAACTTGAATTAGATGAGAATGAGTCTGAAGACGATGATAATGTCGAAGATGACTCTGAAGAAGAAGAAGGCACCTCTGATGAGGATGCTACTGATGATGATCCTACGGATGACCCCGTTGGGGATATTCTAGATCCTGCAGAATATGATCTAGACAATCTGCTAGTAAGTGTTAAAATTGACGGTGAGGAACGTACCGTATCTGTCAATGATGTAATAAAAGGTTACAGTACTGAACAATCTCTAGGTGCCAAGGGCCGGGAATT